GTGAAGAACAGGAAGAAGCACCTGAGATTTCGAGGCTTAGGAAAATAATTTCAATGATTTTTCACGAAAACGAAACAAATAGATAAATTTTTGTTTTGACAGTCATATTTAGAAACACGGAGAATGGTGATGTCATCACTGTACGATGAAGCTATCGCAGATGCAAAAGAACTTGTAAGAATGGCTGAAGAAAATGCCACTAACAAGCTTATCGAAGCTGTTGCCCCAAGAATTAGAAAAATAGTTGAAAAGAAACTCGTCAACGAAGCCGATGATGAGGATATCGATTCAATTGTTAATTCACTTGAAAATCCTGATGATTCTGATGATTCAATGGAAGATTCCGATGATGATTTCGAATCAGATGAAGATGAATTAGAATCCGATGATGAGTTCGAATCCGATGATGATTTTGAGCTTGGCGGAGAAGAATTTGATCTTGGAGCTCCAGCTAGAGGCGGCAATATCACGCTTCCATCAGACGGTGTTAAGAAAATTAACATCGAATTCGAGAATGACAGAGTAGGCGGTAAAATGCTTACTGACGAAGGTGTTGTGCTTACCAATGAATCAATTAATGCTCTTCTTGGCATCATTGATGGAAAAGGAAGTCTTCGTGATCGCATTCGTGAAACAAGAATGGAGCTAAAACTTATTGGAAGGGCACTCGGTACCCTTAATGAAGGCAGGCATATTGGCAAAGCTGCACTTCGAATTGTCGAGAGTTTTAATGCAATCCTGAAAAAATCACTTGGTTTCCAAGGTGAAATTGAAACATTACCTCGTGGTGAAATTAGAGAATTTTCGACAAGAGAAATGAACCTGCTACTAAAGGAGATAAAGAAAATGTCAACAAGGTCAATGCTTCGCACTCTTCTTGAGCGTGAGGAAAAGTCAAAGAGAATGAGGCGTCTTCGTGAAGCTGCTGATGATGAGTCCTCCGATGAGGGCGGCGATGATGAGGGTGCCGATGATGAAGGTGGTGACGATGAGGGTGCAGATGATGAAGGTGGTGACGACGAAGGCGGTGATGAAGGTACCGTTGACGTAGACGCTGTTAAATCTGCAATTGAATCACTTGCCGCTGCCGTTGGAATGCAAGTATCACCATCAGATGAGGGTGGTGATGAAGGCGCCGATGATGAAGGCGCCGATGATGAAGGCGGCGATGATGAAATCCAGCTTGAGATGGATGAAGACGATATGATGAATATGGAAATGGAAGAAGGAAACGTTTACGACGAAATGGACGAAATGGACGAAATGGGTGAAATGGATGAAATGGACGAAATGATGGATGATGGTCCTGATGCTCTTGAGGGAATGCACATGGAGTCTCGTCGTCGTCGTAGTGGCGGAACAGTTTTCAACATTAATGAAAGCATGCTTCAGCGTGAACTTCGTCGTCTTCGTTCACGTAGACTTAGTGAAGAAATTGAGCCAGGTGATTCTTTCGGTGGTGAACCTTCCAAGAAATACAAGGCTTATGATGATGTCGAGCTTAATGCAAATGTTTCCGAAAATGACAAATTGAAGGAAGCAAAAAAGAAAGCTGAAAGCAAGGCTGCAAAGGCCGAGGAAAAAGCTTCAGAGGCAGAAGAAAAAGCAGTCAAGGAGGCCCGCAAGAATCGGGTTCTCATGGGTCGCCTTAAAGAGGCATCCTCTGCTATGAACGAGCTACGTAGAGAGCTCAACGAGCAGAAGCTATTTAACGCCAAGCTTCTATTCGTCAATAAGTTGATGCAGAACACAGCTCTTCCACAGTCCAAGCTAAAGGCTGTTGTTGAAGCCCTAGATTCCGCAAAGACAATCAGAGAGGCGAACCTTCTTTACAACAGCCTGAATGAATCTCTCACAAGATCATCAGGAAATCTTACAGAAGGAACAAACAGGACAGTGGGCAGCTCCTCAAGATCGACGAGGCCAGGTGGCATGATTAATGAATCCGTCGGTGAGACTGATCGCTGGGCTGTTTTGGCCGGTATCGGTTCAGACAGGGCCTGATAGGGCCAGGACAATCAGAAATCAACTCAAAATTAACAACGGAGATTAGATAAACATGGCAAAGTCATTTACACTAGATCAGCTCGCCGAGGGCATTCGCGAGCGTCATCTTGGCACCGAGGGTCGTAGACTTCTCGAGAAGTGGAATCGCACAGGTCTTCTTAGGGGCCTTGACGGTGTTCGCAGGGAAAACATGGCTCGTCTTCTGGAGAACCAGACTGCTCAAATCCTAAAAGAGGCTAACTCTCTTGGTGGTGGTGCAGGCTCTTCTTCATCTTCAGGTGACATTCGTGGTTTCACCAACATCGCCTTCCCAATCGTTCGTAGAGTTTTCGGTGGTCTTGTAGCCAACGACCTCGTTTCCATCCAGCCCATGAGCCTCCCATCAGGACTCCTCTTCTACCTGGACTACACCTACGGCACCAACCGTGGTGGTGCAACAGGTGTTAACGGCTCAGATTTAGCTGGAGCCACTGCCACTTACTCTGTGGGCCAGTCCATCTACAACAATCCTGCTGGTAAGGGTATCCAATCAGGATCACTTGGTGTTGGTGGTCAGTACGACCTCGTTGGAACCTCATTCTCTAAGGTTCACAGCGGTTCATCACTAAGCAACACAGCTGCATTTGCCGCATCAGGATCATACGGTACCGGCACCACTCTAACCGCAGGAACTCTTTCATCCTCAGGTTCAGATGGTCGTCTGCTTCAGTTTGATCCTCAGATTACCACTCTTATTGAGAACTCACAGGGCAAGTTCGTTGCTGCAGTGCTAAATTTCACCACAGCAAATGGTTTCGCTGCCCAAACTGATTCTACCATGGTAAAGGAGTTTGCTCTAGTCCTTACCGGAACTAAGAATGGTGATAAAGATGTTGCAGCACTTCCACAGACCGTGCAGGGTGGTACCGGCGTTCTTAACGTTCGTCGACTCAACCAGCTTGGAACCTGGGATGCCGGTACAAGCACCTTCACAGCTAACGGTTTCGTTAAGCCCGGTGACACCAATGCTGCCGTTCTAATGATCGTGTCAGGCACAACATTAGGTACCGATGTATACTCAGCCGATTTCAAGGTCACTTACCCACTTGGTTCAACCCTAAATGTTGATGACAAGGATGGTTCTGCCCTTACAATCCCTGTTTTCGAATCCAACTTTGACACAACTTCACCTTCACCTGCAATTCCTGAGATTGATATCAAGATCGAATCCATCTCAGTCGTTGCAACCACAAGGAAGCTGCGTGCCAGGTGGTCACCCGAACTCGCTCAGGACCTCAATGCTTACCACAGCCTTGATGCAGAAGTTGAGCTCACTCAGATTCTCTCCGAGCAGATTGCTCTAGAGCTGGATCGTGAGATTCTTAACGACCTGCTCACCACAGGAACAGGTGCCAACTTCTTCTGGTCACGCGCTCCTGGCAAGTTTGTTAACAAGCAGACAGGCGTTGAGGTTTCTCGTGCAACTTCACTCACTCCCGGTCCAGCCTTTACCGGCACCGTTCGTGAGTGGTACGAGACCCTTGCTGAGACCATCATCGATGTTGCTAACGAAATCCACCGCAAGACACTGCGTGGTTCCGCCAACTTCATCGTTGTTTCACCTGATGTTGCAACCATTCTAGAGGCTTCAGTGCTCTACAAGCCTGTTTACTCAATCGATGGTTCAGGTCAGGTGGGTTCTCCCATGACCATTGGTGCCGAGAAGATTGGTTCACTCTCCAACCGCTTCACAGTCTACAAGGATCCTTACTTCCCCAGGAACAAGATCCTCGTTGGCTTCAAGGGTGGAAGCTACCTCGAAACCGGCTATGTCTACGCACCTTATGTTCCTCTAATCGTCACACCCACAATCTTCGCTCCTGAGGACTTCACCCCCCGTAAGGGCGTGATGACTCGTTATGGCAAGAAAATGGTCCGTAGCGACTTCTATGGTACGGTCACGTGCTTGGACATGAATATCATATAGTTGAATGTAATCTGATTCGAAAGAATTAGATCAGCTATATAGGTGGCGCCCCCTAAAAAGGGCGCCACTTTTGTTTTGTGCTTTATGTAACATTCATATAGACATGAATATTATATGTGTATGAAGACCTGCAAAATCTGTGACAAGTTATTTACTCGACTGGCAACACACGTATCATCTACACATGAGATCTCATATGAGGCATACCTTCTTAAGTATGATTTTGAAGGAGTCAACCCAAAGTGCGAATGTGGATGTGGCCTCAATTCTCCATTCTCAAAATCTCAAGGCATGAGATTCTTGCGATATATTCATGGTCACTCGGCTAGAATTGAAGGTCGTCTAACTGCTGATTCGAAAGCAAGAATTGGTGAAAAGAATAGAGAGAATCTAAAGAAAATGTTTAAAAATAATCCTGAGTTAGGTCCTGCTAGAAATAAGTCTCTTAATTCCGGAATCACACCTGAAGTTCGCAAACGCTCAGCAAAGACTAATGCTGAAAACTGGCAGAAACCTGAGTCTGCTAAAAAACGAAAGCTACAGTCTGAGCGAGCAATCAATCTCCTCGAGCAGGGCAAGATCGGACCTCAGGCACCCTATAAGACAGAGTGGAAGCTGAACCCATTCACAGGCAAGGAGGAATACATGCACTCCTCCTGGGAGACTCGATTCCTCGATGAATGCATCGAATTAGGCATACCTGTTACTAAGCAACATGGTATTAGAATCACATATACAGATCCAAATGGTCTTGAGAGGGTCTACATTCCAGATTTCTTAACACTTGATGGAAAGACTTTGTATGAGGTGAAAGGATATGAGACAGAGATCGATAGAGAAAAGTGGCATGCCGCAATGATCTGGTGCCTACAGAATGCAGCACATCTTGAAGTAATCAAATTCTTTTGAGAAAAAGTAGATATCATCTAGTTGAATGTAATCTGATTCGAAAGAATTAGATCAACTACATGGGTGGCGCCCCCTAAAAAGGGCGCCACTTTTGTTTTATTCAAAGCTAGTGAATAAATAATAACATTGTGAGCCTCTATGAGAAAAACCAAAATTGGCCTTGTTCCAATGTCAGCAAAACCTTATCATCGTGGTCATCATGCCCTTGTAGAAATTGCAGCCTTAGGTAAAGCATCTGAGAGTGCAATTGAAGAAGCTCCTGATAATGATTTTGTCATTGTCTTTGTTTCATACACATCAAGGGGCACAAAGCCAGGTACAAAAGCATCAGGAGGAAAGGAAAGAGTTATTCCTGGAGAAACTCCTGTGTTTGGTGATGACATGAAATACATTTGGGAAAAACTCCTTATTCCAAATATTAATTTTCCTGACAATGTCATTATTGCAAGTCCTGCAACGGGAGCTCCTAATTCTCCAATTTTAGGTGTTCATGATGTTCTTTCTGCTATTCATGAAGCAAGAAAATCAAATCAAAAATCAATTGTGCTACCTTATACAGACATAACCGTAGATCCTCAGACTGTTGAAGCCACCATTTATTCCGATGACGTTGATATCAATCAAAATTATCCTGATGATCAAATGGAAAAACTTTATGGAGAAACATATGGAACAGCCATTAAAAAATTTGGTGTTCCAAGATCTGCTACAGTTGAAATAAGTGGAACAAAAATGAGACAAATGCTGTGTAATGGAAACAAGGCAGAATTTTTGCCTATGCTACCTAATCTTCCAAGGGCTGTGGCTGAGGAAATATTTGACATTTTGTCAACATCAGCAATAAAAATGTGTCCTCGAAAAGATTGGATGATGCAAACTGAAAGTATTCTAAGATCATTAATTAAGGCATTACTATGAAAAGTCACTCATTGCTTAGAGCCGTGATAAGAACTATGCTTATCGAGTCTGCAACACCTAAAATTTCTGATTTGACAAGAGAAGATATCATTCTTGTACTAGAAGACATTTTAGGACGTGAACCACTTGCAAGTTATACTGAAAAACTTGCAGGTCAAAATCTAACTGTCTACATTCGAGACGGTCAGGTAACTGGTCAATTTAAAGGACATGAAGAAGCTGATTGGGCAGACTTAAGTGGTGTTGCAAACACTGTTAGAAAGTCAAATATTCCTAATGAAACAAAAAATGCAAAGTATTCATTTGAGATACTAAAGCCCGAAGATAGACCTGATTACATTGACTATGCAATTGGTGACAAGACTGTTGTTATTGAATTTGGAGGTCTCTTAACTAAAGAGGATGCAATTGAGCTAAATCGGGCATCCGATGAAAGACTTAAATTTCTTACGAAGAATGATATTGTAAAAATGCCTAAGCCACTTTCAGAAAAAACCCGATCCAAAATGGCAGGTTTTCTTTCTCAATTACAATCATCGTTAAAGATTTCTAAGTTGCAAAAGCAAGAAATTGAATTGGCAATCTCAGAAGCTCTTATTGAAATTTTTGGAGAAAGTATTTTTGGAGGAACTCCTGAGGGTGTTTTCGTTACTGGAACATCAAAAGGCTTCAAAATTCCTGAAAAAACTTATGCTGATGTTCAAAGAGTTTCTGTTCCATTGTATGCTATTCTATCATCGAAAAGCAACATTCCCATTGCAAATATTATACGCAGATTTGAAGATTTAGCAAATGCAAATATTACAAGTAGTGATAAAATGATATCAGATTTCAAAAGATATCTTGAAAAAGCAAAAGATGGATTTTCTCCTGGATTTAAAACATTTTTCAATCGAGCCGAAGCATCAGAACTTTTAGATACATTTAATGAAATTGAAAACGGTAATGCTAATTCAGCCACTGACTTTGTGAAAACTTTTTCAAAGAGAATTAAAGATAAACGTTCTTGGCAGTCAACATAATTTTGTAAAGCAATCACAATTATGATATAATGCTTTCTAAACTTAAGACATACAAATATGATGCTGGAGGCATCTTAAAATGAGTGGCAACTTTCGATATGAAGCTGATGGTATCACATTCTCAGGTGATACACTAAAGTTCGCCTCAGATAAAGCAAGAAAGAATTTTATTTCAGACACAAAAGAAATGCTTCATGCTCTTAATCAAAAATTTAGTGAAGAGTACGGAATTCTTTTATGGCCAAATCTTGATTCTTACATTTCTGACTTGCTCATTTTCGGAGGTTCCACAGAACATATTTTTGACTTGAGTATTAGTACAGAAGACTTCTTGTTGCATAAGGGCACTTTTGGTGATCTTGACATTTACATTCCAAATGCAAATGATCGAGGTTTTCTGCTTATGACTATGCTTGAAAAATCCAGAGGCGTTTCCTTAGGAAAGTTCAAGATCATTGGAAACAAATCTTATCCTACTAAGGATCTTGCAAACTCTAGAGCGATTATCACTCTTTTGCAATACGGTGCCTTAAACAGCAAGCCAACGATTCAATTTGATTTTATGCCGCAGCCCATTCCTGTTGAAGATGAAGATGAAGATACATCAAGCAACTTAAAGGCATGGGTCAAACTAAGCCACTCCTCAGATTGGAATGATGTGAAGCAATCACTAAAAGGTGTTTTTCATAAATACCTTTTGCAATCTCTCATCGCTACAAGAACTGCCGTAAAGGGCACTCTAATCACACCAAAGTCTCCTTTGCCACCTCAAGCAATTAAGGCTGTGAAGAATGCCGATGATGAAATGCATATGATTTCTTTTTCTGTTGACAAGGGCTTAGGTAAGGAAAGGCTTATTCAGCAAATGAATACCGATGCAATCACAGGCAAAAAATACCCTGCAATGTATCAAGGAAATCCAATCTACAAAAAAGCTTCAACCGAAGATAGGCGGGATGCTTACTCAATAAAGATCACGGAAATCTTTGAAACAGCATTTGGATTTTCTCCTAATGCCGATGATCTTCAGAAAATGAAATCGTTTATTGGATTATTGGAGATTATGAGAACAAAACTTTATCCTACACCAGCAGGTAAAGAATTTTGTGGAAATGTTTTCTTGGTTTTTTTCAACAAGCTTTTTGGAAGTGAAGGACAAGACATTAGCATTTTTAGTGATGCAAAAGATTTCAAAGCAAAAGCTACCGCAATGGAGGCTATCAAACAAAACGGCTTTGAAAGATTAATTAATGAAGTTTTGCCACCTGAGAAGATTGAAAAGACTATTAGCGGATACTATGAAAAGTTTAGAGAAAGAATGACGGCAAAAGGAACACTAACATCAAAAGATAGTGATCTAAGCCCTATTGCCCTTGAAGGAAAACTACGCAATTTGATTAGGGAGATCATTTTAAATGCTTGATGTTTCAATTCCTAAAATTTCTAAAACAATCACATCTAATGCAGGTGCAAAAGAGTTTTGCAATCAGTATGTAAAAATTGAAGAAAAACTTGATGGAACAAAGCTAACCCTTATCAGAAACGATAAACCTTTTAACAAGAACAATTACCTTGATAACTGGATTATTTCTTACAAAGAAGGAGTTGTTTTTCCTGAAGAGTTTACGGGTATTGATATTGCAAAAAGAAAGGATGAGATCGAAAAACAATCAGCAGGAAGAAGTCAATATGCATTTGTGCATAAGCATCTAAAGAGAGTGCATCCTAATACTGCAAACTTTCCTAATGATTATGAGTTTTTCATCGAGTTTATTCAAAGAAAGCCTACAATTTCAAGAAGCTATGAAAAAACAGGTGGTCTCTTTCTAACAGGTTTTGGTCCCACCACTTATTCGCTAAGGGGTGCCAGGATCACATCTTTAGCAGACTTTGAAAATGATGAACAGAAAAAAGAATTCTTTAGGCGAGCTCTAGAGCTACAAGCTTATCCTGCAATTTTTGAAGGAAGGCTAGACTCATCAACTAACATTATTGCTGGTATTACGGTGCCTGCAATCAAGTCTGCATTTGAAGCAAAAAGAAAAGAAATTGACACTCGTATTTCTTCAAACGATTGGAAAGGTGTACTTGAAATCATTGTCAATGTTTACTCTGATTTTACCTCATCTTTAGGTGGTGATGCCGAAGGTGTTGTTGTTGCCCCTATCGCAGATCCCCAAACAGGGCAAACAACTAAATTTACTGGCAGGTTATTTAAAACATCGCGTGTTGATCAGCATGATCAAGAGATGAGAAAAATAAAGAAGCAAACCGAGTTTGGAATTGGTTCAGCCGAAGAAGAAAGTATCTACAATAGCAATCTTTCTTCATTCTTCGTAGAAAAAATCAAGGAAAATGATCTTGATGATGAAACCATTAGCACAGCAATTTCATTTTTATCCAAACTTGTTTATGGAATGTCTTTAAGTGATTTTGCTAAAATTGGAGTTGTAAATCCTCGAAAGAAGCTCATCAACATTCAAGATGATGCAATTGAAATTGCAAGAGGAATTTTTAGCAGAAGGTATGCCGCTGCTTCAAACAGGAAAAAGACTAAAACCACGGTTGGAATTATTCCAATGGCTGTGAAACCCATTCATAAAGGCCACTGGCAAGTTATTAAGCAAGCCGCAAATGAAAATGATAAAGTCTTTCTCGTGGTATCGGCAAAAGATCGTGGTGCTAAAGGAGAGTATGAAATCTCCGGCAATGACATGATTAGAGTTTGGAAGAAGTTCCTTGAGCCCATTCTTCCTCCTAATGTCGATATTAGTTATAGCGCATCACCTTTAGTAGATGCCAAAGGTGCTGCAAAGATCTACACAAGTGATGAGGATGTTTTCATTAGGCTTTACGCAGGTGAAGATGACAAAGACAGGTTTACTGAGGAGGATTTGCTAAGGTATTACCCTGTGCAATACCCCGCTGGAAGAATTGAGCCCGTATTCGTCAAAAATGTTCAGCTTCCAGGTGAAGATGCAAGAATTTCAGGCACTTACATGAGACAATTGCTTTCTACAGGTGCAAAGGAAAGATTTAAGAGCTTGCTTCCTGATGAACTTCAAGCAAATGAAAAAGAAAGCATTTGGAATATGTTTTACAAACAACCTGTTGCTGAAAGGCTTATTAGGACACTTGTTAGGGCTTATCTTATTACATAATCCCTCCGTAATGCATACATAATAGTAAGCTCAATCCAGTGATCAACTGATACCGACAGGGGATTGGAAGCATTCGGAGCATAAGGAGGATCACATGCCAAAGGTAAATTACACAGCAGTAAAAGGTCTCGTACAGGAAGCAGGAGCAGGGGTTCAGATGGAGACACTTCCATTTAGCCCAATTCAAACAATTTCAACAGTCGCAAATAACACAGGCTCACTTCCTGGTGTTTATGAATTCACCAATAC